GCGTTAAATTCACATTGGTTCTAGCGCCAACCCGATCCCCACGACGTATTCCACGCGAACGTCTTGCTTCTGCTCTTTGAGAAGGAGTACGCAAAGGTGATCTAGGATTATCTCCAGGCTTGTAATCAACTCGATTTCCATCCCCATCAACAAGCATCCCTGAGGCACGCATACGTCTTGCGCCTCTAGCAATACCTCTAAAAATTGTTCCCGCTGGACGTTCCCAAATAGTTCCGTCCTGTCTTAAACCATCACTGTCACCATCAGGAGCATCAGGATCATACGGAACAACTTTTGGCAACCGACGAGCGAATTTAGACACACGGCCTATTCCCCTACGTCGCCTCCCAAAAACTTTTACCGAAACATCTGAATCACCTGAAGCATTAACAAACAAAGAAGCCTTTGCTTCAATCAAAGAATCCTTATTTAAACCAAAAGTATGACTGATACGCGTATCTGACAATTTGTTATCTGTTGCCGGAACAGGATTTGTGTATTTATAAAGCGCTTTCTGTTGAACAAACATTGCCGCATATGGCGCTCGTTCAGAACGGAACAAACTTTTCTCTGGTCTCCTACCCCGTTCTTCAACTTGTGGAGCGGATAAATAATGTGGCTTTTTAGATGAAATTCTACGAGGAGCACGTTCAGATAAATACAACTGAAACACCCAACGTGGGACGATCTTACGCATCCCATTTGCGTCATAAATAACGATTCGTTCGTTGCCCTTCTCAATGCCACCTACATAAGTCATCTCTATATCGTCTTTAAATTCTGTTACAAATCTTTCTAAAGAAGAAATAGGGTTAGAACTTATTTCAGGGTCTCTACTCATCCCCGCCCATCGGGTACGCATTTTTGCTGCCTTGTCAGGAGAAAGATCCTTTTTACGAGTTAATTTGACTGTTCCTTCTGGGAAAACGTAATGAACTGATTTAATTCCTTTTGTCAGTAAACGAACTTCATCTCCACCTAATCCGCCCGAACGAGGAATTTTTGAAGTAACCCAAATGCCATCAGCGAAATTGTCGTGATCTTTAATTTTGGCAAACTCTTCAGGTCCAACTCGTGGTTCATATATCGCCCCATCTCTTCGGACTAAACGAGTAGTGTTTTTATTTTTCTTAGCAAAAGAGTCAACATCTTTTGCGACACTGTCTCGCCTTTTGATATTTGGCTTTGACTTAGGTTTCGCCGCCGCTTCACGAATCACAGCAAACGGATCGTCTTTAGGTAACTTTGCTACAACATCATCAGTGACACCAGGAAGATCGTCTCCTCTTTGGAAACGACGCATCATTGTTCGTTTATCAGCCGCCGTTATAGCCCCCGGACCTGTAGAAGGAGCGTCAAGTACCAACCCTCCACAATTGCTCAACTTGGGATCTGTGAACCTTCCACCATTTATATAACCAGTAGGACAACGCATTGCCGCCCCTCCGATAGAAGGTAATCCTCCTCGTCCCCCCATTGATCCTCCTCCGCCCGGAGTTAAAGCACCGAACACAGCAGACCTGATAGGACTACGGAATTTACCCATATCTCCAGGAATGAAGAAAGAAGCAAGACTTTGCAAAGCCCGACCTAAACTTCCATGGCTTCTTACAAGTCCAACTTTTTCCTCAATAGTTAAATCCTGAGAAACATGATTCTCGTCCCAGTCAAAAGAACCTGGCATTGGAACAGAACGAACACCTGCCATGAACCTTGCCGCTTTGTATTCAACAGCGTTTTGACTGCCAGCGATAGGCGCAGTTGCCAAACCATTATATTTTCTTGCCATCCGACGATAAATTCGCCAACTCGCAATTTCTATACCGCACTCTTCACTTTTCCGACCACGACGACGACGTTTGCCTGGAATCGCCCTACGTGCCACACGACCTACTGCTCTTCCAGCCGAGCCTCCCCCGTGATGATTGCCTTCATTAGGCCACTTACCAGTGGTTTCATGATGGAGCCAAGCACAAAGAGGTTGTAACGGATACAACTCTGGATGATTCGCTAAAATGATAATGCAACGACGAAAACCGCCCGGCTTCCGCATAATGGGTCGCCAAAACTTGAGTAAAGCCTCTAAGTTCCCGCGTCTCGGTCCATGCCCACGAAGAATATCGCCGGTAATCCTCTCCTGCGGGAGTATGTCAATTGCATCCTGAGGTGCCTTAACCTCAAGTGTTGTATCGCTCATAACACTCCCTAAAAATGATTACTTTTTTGATTTTTTCTTCGGTGTGGCCTTTTTCTTTGTTGGAGTTTTTCCATCTGTATACGCTTCATTTTCAGGCGTATCAGGATCATCCTTCACATAATGACCTTTATCATTTCTTGCCCTTTCGCCTGTGGCTTCAGCCTCAGGTTCAGGTTCTGGTGCAGGAGCAGGAGCCTCAGGCTCTTCCCCTACGGTTACGATTCTTCCCAAGTTTGGGTCGAAATAACTTCGTTTATCCATGGTTTAATAACCTTCCATTGGTTTATTGCGTTGTGTCATAATCCGCTCTTTTTGTTTTATTACATCCATAAGAGGATCTAACAAAGGTCTACATTCTGGACTATCAATCATTTTTCGATAAGCCATAAGAAGTAAATTCATAGGGTCTTCCAAATGGTCATCATCTTTAGCATGACCGTGTGGACGTTTCTCCACACGAGTCATCGACCCATCTGGATTTAGCCTTACTACTGCCTTCACTTCCTCAATGTCAGACACACGATCACTCCGTGTCCGTAACTTCAGACTCGATTTCCATCATTTGCATTTCCATCAAAGCAGCAGTCAACTCTGCTTCTGAAGCAGCCTTTTCTTCTGCCCACAATTCAGGGAGAAGATCGATTTTTTCCATCTCGGTTGCTCTTTTAGTAATGTGATTTTTGATGTCTTGAGACTTTTCGTGCATAGCAGCAACAACCGCATTCTCAAGATCTTCCGTGGAAACAATTGGGAAGGAACCGTCCTCCATTGCCATCCCGTCTTTGACGAGATTTTCGAGAGCCTCTTTTGAATAAGTTGTTTTCAAACGAATCTCTGCTTCGATGGAATCTTTAGCGTCACGAAGTTCTTTAAGTTCCGCTTCTTCCTCTTCTGTAAGTTCAACCATGTCGGAACCTAAGAATTGTCCATTAACGCTTACATAAGCGTCATAAGACTTTCCATCAAGTCCATCGATTTCGACCACATAAGCATCTTGACCTTGGAAGATATCTACATCAACGCCTAGAGATTTGCCTTCCACATTTTGCAACGCAACGGCTTCTGCTTCGTTAAAGGAGACGATAATCCGATCTTCCTGATCTGCTGATTTGATTTCAACTTCAGGGTCAATCTTGATCCAACCCAATTGGGTTCCGCTTCCTGCGTAATATGCTTCAACAATTCCTTCGTCAGTTTTTAGATCCAGAACAAAGATGTCATCCTTAGGTGCATAACCTGAATCAATGACTTCACCTTTGAATTCTTTTTCTGCTTTGACTTCAACTTCCAACAATCCAGGCAAGCCCTTTTCGCTGGCGCATCCCCCACGACAGAAATTACAAACATCACCTGAACGAATGTTTCGTTCTATAGAGCAAAGGAAACTATCGTCTCTAAGAGATTTTGAGTCTGTGCCCAATCGCTCTAAACGCTTTTCCAGAACTTCCTGATCAACCATGTCTATGGGAAGTGGTGCTTCTTCTTCTTTTGCAACTAATACTGCTGTTGGGAACAAAGGAACACTTTGCTTTTCGTCCTCTTCCTCTTCTGCTTCTTCCTCGTCACCATTTGCTAATGCCATGAGGCGAGCAAGACGGTTCTTTCCAGGTTTACCCCAGCCTTTTCCATCTTCATCATCATCGTCTTCCTCTACAAGAGGAGGAGCATTAACGGCTGCGGCAACGGGTGTTGCGGGTAGAGGGGCATCCCTTTCCATTACAGGTCGTCCAGGAATATCAGATCGTACAGGAACAGGAACTTCTTCCTCTTCAGGAATCATCCCGACAGGGACAGGGGCTTTTTCATTATCATCGATTTCAACAACATAAGCCTTCATGTCTTCTGTGATGTCCTCAGGAGCCATCTCCACAACAACTACTCGTTTTTTAGGAGAACCGTGCTCTTTAGCATCTTCGACACCGCCCGGAGGTTTCATCAATTCCTCTGAATCATCCTCTTGTTCTTCATCGTCCAAAATCACATGGTCGTGGGGAAATCCTGCAAGTGTCGCTGCTTTTTCTTCAACTTCAGCAGAACCTTCTTCAGCAGATGCTTCTTCAGCAGGTGCCTCTTCAGCAGGTGCCTCTTCAGCAGATGCTTCTTCAGCAGGTGCCTCTTCAGCAGATGCTTCTTCAGCAGATGCTTCTTCAGCAGATGCCTCTTCAGGCTCTTTTTCAGATTCTTCTTCAGTGGATTCTTCTTCACCACCTTCAGAATCATCTGACTTGGTTTCCGTGTCATCCACTAGAGAGGCAGCAACCTCTTCTAATTCGGACAGTTGATCCTCAAGAGTTTTCTCTTCAGTCTCAACTTCTTCTGTGTTATTTTCTTCAGCCATGTTTTTGACTCCTATTGGGCAGGCTCGGTTGTTAACCATTCAATGTTTGACAAAGCCTTACCCATTGCGTGGGCAACGCTCACTTTCGTTTCCTCGTCTTCCGGCATCAACACTTCAAGAGTGTTAACACCAGAGGCGAATGCTTCTGGTGTAGGGAATTTAACTGCAACTCCCTGTCCTGCTAATGCTTCTACAACATCAGCAATTTCATCTTCCGTTTTACATTCAAAGGGAAGACTTTCAGAATAATTTTCATAAGATCCGGGCATTAGAACTTTTTCTTCTGGTTCTTTACGCTCCAACGGACCTTCAGAAGGCGTAACTTCTGCAACAATGCTTTTAAGAATCTCTATTGCGTTTGTAATTTTCTGCACACTTTGAGAAGAAATCTTTCCAGCACCTTTTTCTTCCGTTTCTGTGTCTACAGATTTGCTTGCTTCACAACCACTTGAATCGCCTTTAGCACAGGAATCACAACAAGCACCTTTTACCTCTTCATCTACCACACGAACAAACGTTTCAAGAACTGCGGCTTTAGGTTGAGAAAATAAGAATTCTTGTTCATCTTTATTGAAACTGTATGAAATAACCCATGCCTCTTTTTCGTTATCACCTTTCGTGATTACCGCTTTAGAGTCATCGAAATCCCAAAGTTTTCCACCTTCATCAAATGCAGCATTAATTGCACTCTCTAACATTTGCTTCAGTTGAGTAACTTCTTGTTCTCCTTCTGAAGCCTTCTCTTCAGTGGTTTCAACAAAATCTTTAACTGCACAAAGTTCACCATCTGTTCCGCATTCTGGAGTCTCTCCACCTTTGACAGATAATGTTCCTGTCAATTGATTAGCCCCATGCAAAACAGGAGAAACTTCATAAAGTTCAACTTCTTTTAAAACATTTGCCTGATGCTGTGTGTCATAGTCCGCATCAAGCGTTTTATAACCAATACTCCACTCTTGTTCTTCTCCAAAGAATGAAACATTCGCAAATGCTTCCTTACCTCTTTGTGAGTTCATGTTGAACTGAACTCGTGCATACACGCCACCCACGCCTGCTTTTTTCATCTTTTCAGGAAGACGTTGATCACGAGGAGGTACTTCAAAAATATCTAATACTTTTCCAATGGGTTCATTCCAATTGTGTCCCCATACAACACGAGGTTTACGACGCTTCAATGAAGCATCAAAAGCGCCAGGAACGATAATGTCCCCTACGGAATCCTTGTTCCCTATAGCGGCAACAAAACATTCAACAATACCCTGTGCTTTATCAATATTGACTTGACCCGCACGGGCTTTGAATTGAATATCGGTTAAATCTGTTTCATCTGGAAAAGTAAGTGCTGGCATGTTTTTACCTCGTATAGATAACTCTCGCCAAGCCTACAACCAGCATTAACCCCCATAAAGCAGAGTTTACTAAAACTACTTTAAGTAAAGTAATACTTATTCCCCAAACTTAAGCAAACAACGGCAATTAATGACCAATTCAGGCGGAGCAAGGGGATCTCCGGGGAACCTTAAAGTTACTCCCGTTTTAAAACTATCCGCAATATTCACAGTTTTACTCTCTATAAGAGCATGCCCTGCACGAACCTTGCCATCTTTCCGAGTGATCCAAGTCTTGTTTATTGCACCTGCTCTACGTCCACCAAAATACAACCCAGCGTTATAAGCAGCATTGCTTTCCACCTCAGAAGTAGTCAACAACCTTTTAGTTAACAATGCAGCAAACACAGCCGCAATACTTGTCCCCAATAAGGCTACTTTTGCAGAAATGGGAGCAGAACTTTCATCATCATCTCCCACTAAAACCATCGCTAAAAGAATTGCCGCAGCAATCTCTTTTTTAGTTGTCTCATTCACATATTCAGCACGATCCAACTGAGAAGTTACATATTCAGCAATTTCATCATCTTTTGTATCTAATTCTTCATCTGATTCTTTTAATGCCGTGGTGGAGGCTTCCAGCATCGCACCTTCTATTACAGGTCCAAGATCTTCTCGTAACTGCTTATTCCAAACATCCATATCAAAAATGTTTCCGACTTTAAGTTCGCCAGAACTTAAAAGACGTTTCGCTTTTGCTCCACTAACTTTTTCCGTTACAACTCTTTCTTGACGTTCAAAATACCTCTCTAAAGAACGTTGGAAAATTGCTTCCCATCTGTCCACATCCTGAGCAGCCTTTGTTTCCCACGACTCTTCTAAATCAAAATGTTTCATCTCTATGTTTGAAATATCATCTTTAGGAAGAGGAAATTCTCCCGGCAATAATCCAGGATCTTCCACATTATTAGGTTCTGTAAGAGGAGGTGCCCCTTCAGGCAATCCCCCTTCTCCTTCTGGTGGCATTCCTTCAGGAGGCATTCCCTGTGGCATTCCTTCAGGAGGCATTCCCTGACCCTGAGGCATCGCCTCTTCTTTAGGCATCGGCTCTTCAGTGTTCCCAATTGGTGCCAAGTTAGGACTAGCCAACATGGAGTCAGCAAGATATGCATCAACTTTAACCTTGCCTGTCATCTCACGATATTCATTGGGAGTGATCAAACCAGATTGAACTTCTTGAAGAAAGTGTCTTTCTTTTTCCTGTTTTGCTAATTCCAATACAGGTACAGTTGACGTATCAAAAGTTACATAATAGTTTTCATCTAATACATCTAGCCCCCTAGACAGTAATTCTAAATGTGGGTTCATGGTCTCTGACCAGAAAACTCTTCCTTCTTCTGCCGCATTAGAAAATGTTCTACCTGCCGCATTTCCAATTACCGATTCCGGCACCCCGAAGGCGGCAAGGATTTCTTCCTTCGTGAGCCTGCGTAACACGTCGTATGCCGCGTCTCTCGGACTTGCCGCTGTATCAACGAAATCTGCTCCATCATCGGATGAGATAACACCGATTCCACCAGCCCTAGAAAGATTCCCTCTAAACCTCGCTTGCAGTTCTTGCTTGTCATCCTCATCAATCATTCCCCTGAGAACCAATAAGCCGCCCGGACGACCATCATTTAAAAGAAAGTTCCGGTTGTACAACTTTGCTAATGTTTCTGTTTCAATAGCCACGCCTGCCGATTCCATAGGTGTCATTGACAAATATGGATCTAACGGATGAGGGCGGCGAATCCAAATTACATTCTTAGGATTTAACTTCTGCTTCTTACCATTGGGTAACTCAACCTCAAATGCTGCAACAAATTTCTTTTGATCAGGAATAGGAGCGGTACTTTGAGGAGGTAAAAGATGAAGTGCTATAGGATCGCCATTTCGACCACGAACAATCTCAATAAACACTCCACGAGTGCTCATCAATAATTGAGCAGAAACTCGATACCTGAAACCAAAAGCACTTTCACCATCATTACTAACCCTGTTTAAAATGTCTCTTAAAGAAACATTTTCTTCATCTTTTAGAACCCTTTCACCAAAAGGTGAATTATCTTTCAAAAACATAATGGGCAATCTTGCTTGATTACTAGAAATAGCATCTATAGAACGATAAACCCACGTAACCTTTGCTAACCCCTCGCGGTAGGCACGCTCTATGTCCCAACCATCAGAATACGGCTTCCCTGTTAAACCTGCGTTATAAGCGACAGGTGCACCAATTGATACCGATTTTTTCTCTGCATCCGGTTGCGATTTATTAGAAAGATTCCACGCCATATTTACTCAGCACCTAAAAGATAGCCATACATGCCTAACGTTAAACCTGCTGCTGCAAGTCCATAGCCAGGATTAATTTGTCCAAAACCTATCCCTAATAGTATTACAGCAGTTAACATGCAAACGTGAGCAATACCTGATCGAGAGAAAATTGATCTAAGGTTAAACACATTCACTCCCCGTGGATTATTCTGTTAGGCATAGGCTAAAGAAAGTGTATCCTACAATGACAGACTGGACAGACATCTATGAGTTCCTTCAACCCAAGGCACCATTATATTGTCCTGAAACGCCTTCACTGACACAAAAGGCATTTCTTAGGTCAACTGCCCTTGAAGGACTATTCGGAGGAGCAGCAGGCGGAGGCAAGTCCTCTGCTCTTTTAATGGCTGCAATGCAATACGTCGATATTCCAAACTATTCTGCCATCCTGTTCCGTCGCACCTATGCAGACCTTGCACTACCCGGTGCCCTTATGGACAGATTTCTCGGATGGGTTAAAGAACACGAAGAAATCCGTTGGAACGGTTCTACTTATGTCGCCACTTTTCCCTCAGGTGCAAGAATAACTTTCGGATATCTAAACAATCAAAATGATTACCTTCGATACAAGTCATCAGAATTCCAATTCATTGGAATGGATGAGGTGACAGAAATAAGGGAATTTGATTACAGATACCTTTTCTCTCGTCTGCGTAAACCAAACTCTGGAGAACTCGCAAACGTTCCTCTCCGAATGAGAGCCGCATCAAACCCTGCCCCTAATTGGGTGAGACAAAGATTCATTGTCGAAGGTGAGGAAGCGCCTGATCGGGTATTCGTTCCTAGTTTCCTAGATGACAACCCCGGCATAGACCCGATTTCTTACCGGCGGGCGCTACAAGAAATAGATCCGACAGAAAGACAGCGTCTTGAAAATGGCGACTGGTGGGCGGTGACCACAGGAAGCCTTATCGACAGAGAAGCATTCATAGTTATCGAACCCTCAGACCTTCCAGATTTTGTTGATCCAGAATGGTGTCGCTTTTGGGACTTAGCGGCAACGGAACCCTCCCATGTAAATCCTGATCCTGACTGGACAGTAGGTGTACTAGGAGCATTTGATCAAGGTGTGTTTTACATTATTGATGTTCAAAGACTAAGAGCCAAAGGTGACAAGATTGAACGGCTCATAGCAGAAACAGCAGAACTAGATGGACCACACGTTCCAATCAGAATGGAACAAGAACCAGGAAGTAGCGGAAAAAACCTTATTGACCAATATGCTCGCTATGTCCTACCCGGTGCAGACTTCTTAGGTATCCGCGCAACAGGAGACAAAGTGACTCGTGCCAGACCAATGGCTGCCGCAATAGCCAATGGCAACGTAAGACTTGTGAGAGGTCCGTGGATCTCCGACTTCTTAGATGAAATGGGAACCTTCCCTGAATCAGCATGGCACGACGACCAAGTAGATGCTTCTTCTGGTTGCTTCAATGAAGTGGCTGGCTTAGGTCACCGACAACGAGGACGCATATCCATAATAATTTAATTTGACAATCCCCTGAAACGCGGATATGGTCACACTCCTACAATTCATTTCCTCTTGAGGCTCGATGAAACCATGGCAAGGACATCGAGAATCTGCCTGTCGCCTTACCAGCGTCATTCGCCCGTAAGAAGGGCTTGGATTCTAACGCCCTGTGGTAGGGCGCACTGAACTACACTTTGTGGTGGAACTTGGCAGCAGTCAGCACCTACAACCAGAACGAAAATTTATACGATCGCGATCGTGCAAAATTGGACAAAGTGTGGATGCCCGCTGACCAACATATTCTTTCGTTCGGAATACTAGGTGCCTCTTACGACCGCTCAATAACGATACGGAGTAACTTGGCTCTCCTTTTGGAGGGCCAAAAACTCTCAACTCATAACTCACAGAGTAACAACTTTAAAGAATTAAAAAAATATAAGTTTTTATAACTTATATTATAAAAAGAATAAAAATCGAACAAATGTTCGTTAGAACCTGCCCCAAAAATATTTTGCGATTTCTCGTTCGTACCTATCAGACCATGAGCGGCGATCTTGCAGGTAGTATCCGCTTCGACGGGGTTTTGTGGTTTTGAAGAGATTTTTTATTCGAGTTTTCATTGCATCTTTCTATTTGTATGTGATTTAAGCAGCACCTAGTTTACAAGAGGAAAGTGCCCCCCAACGGCTATTCAAAGTGTTCGTTGTCACATCCTTGCGATAAAATATTAACAGTGGTAATTTGTAAGCACTATCTACTAACAAGGAGGAGATATGGGACTCCAAGAAGAAACTTTTGAGATGCTAAAACGCCTTGATGAAGCCGTTCATTTAGAACGCTCATCCGAAGACCCTGAAAGGATTATTCGTTTGATCCATATTGGGTATGTTCTGAACGAAGCAAAGAAGTACATCACTTCGTTGCAGAAAGAGGCATCTAACCTGCTTCTGGATTCCGAATGGGATCAAAGCCCCTTTATGGCACAACAGTTCTCTATGGAAACCAAGACAGGTAATCCACGTAAAAAGTGGGATCACAAAGGACTTGCTTCCGTGGTAGCCAAAAGAATTCATGATCGAAGCATCGATATAGACACAGGAGAACTTCTCAAGTCTGCGGAAGAGCAGATTGGGGAACTCTTAGAGTACGCTTCGCCTTCTTACTGGAGGGTAACTGCTTTACGAGAACTGGGAATAGATGCTGATGCATATTGTGAAGTACAAGAACCAATAACTAATTTAATTTATAGGAGCAACGATGACTGAGAAAACACAGGCTGAACTATTATCCGAACCTTTTGATGAGATACTTATCTATCAGCGTTCTGTCGGTGGACGAAGTTTTGATTATGTTGCCGTTGCGGAATATATAGCCCGACTAAACAAAGTACTTGGGACAGGCAACTGGAACTATGAAATAGTCAAATGCCACATTCAACCCGAATATAAAGACAGTGTTATCGCTCAAGTCCGTGTGACTGCAAAAGTTGATGGAACAATGGCGGTAAAAGAAGGCTATGGCGGAGCAAAAGTCAAAATACTGAAATCTGGTTCAGTTATGGATTTAGGCAATGACTTTAAATCAGCAGTATCAGATGCTTTCAAAAAAGCATGCCAAGGTTTTGGAATAGCCCTACATTTAGCCAGAAGTGAAGAATCTTTGGCTTTAGATGTTGAAGAGTCTTACCCAGTGGATAGCGACAAGTGGCATGTATTTGCTGAAAACTTCAAAGGACTAAGCGATGAGAAGAAAGATTCTTTCCGTGAATGGTTCAATGAAAAGCAATTTGGTGAAAGTAAACCTAATCGTTCAATGAAGGTTGAAGATTTTGACGCATCCAGCGTGGAAGTAATCCGTTTAATGTTTGATGGTGCAACCGTAGTAGAGAAGGAAGAGACGTTTTAATGGCTTTTGATCAGAATCAAGGAACAGACTGCTTTACCCGTGGGCATCTTTTGAAAGTTAGAGAGAGGCTTGCGGAAAAAGAAAAGGCACTTAAGGGTTCAGAAAAAGACCATGAACAAAAAAGAAAATAAAACCCTTTCCTTTCTTTGGGGGTATCCAGTGCTTGTTCCCGCTGAAGAGCAGAAATCAATTAAGGTAGTTATTCCTACAGAAGAAAAAAAAATAGTTAAACAAAAATGACAACCTTGCAATTACCAACACACTTATCTGCTTCCAGTATTACAACGTATGAACAGTGTCCATTAAGATTTAGATTTTCTCGAATAGACCGTATCCCTGAACCAACCACGGAACCAATGATTCTTGGGACTTTCGTTCATGAAATCTTAGAAGATCTCTATCAACTACCTTCAGAGGATCGGACAATTCCAGAAGCACGGCGTATTGCTCGTGAAATGTGGGAAAACAAATTTAAAGAAGAGACTTCCAAAGTAAAGATAAAAGACATTAACCAGTTCCGTTGGAATGCTTGGTGGTGTGTGGAAAATGTTTTCAAAATGGAGTCTCCTGAA